ATTGTCGCCGCCATTGTTGCCAGCGTTGCCCTAAGTGTTGCCATAGCCAACCGTTCGCAATTGTCCACCATCCCCTCCCATACCCGCCTAGACGCTTGCCGACTGCCCTAGAACGTCACGGTTTGCCGTACGATCGTGCCCGGTCGAACGTGTCACGAGCGAACCGGTAGTGTGCCGAGACGGGGGGCCGTACAAATGCCCAGTTAGACACCTCCGTAAATCCGGTCATTTCGTAGTCTTTGCAGGGAAAACAGTAGAACGGCGTACTACGGTGTGATGGCTTCTACCGGCGATTTGGGGGTGGTACTGACAAGGTGACTCAACCTACAACAGGATCGCTTACAGACGATTACAGGGGGGTCTCGTGGCCTTCTGGCGTATTCAGGGAACGCGTGTCTATGAAGGTGGTGAGTCGTAGCGGATTGGGAGGCAGTCGAGGACTGCGGTGGTTGCGATTTCGGCTCGCTTGCGGTAGATGGCGCGGGTCATTTCCGGCGCGTCCCCCCAGTGTCCTTCACCGTGGTCGGCTTTCCACAGGCTGAGGGCAACCCACTTGATGATCTGTTCTTTAGTCACCGGACAGCACTTTGATGGAGGCCCGGACTTTTTCGTGCAGCTCCTCGATGGTGCCATCGTTCACGATGAAGTCATCGCAGTCATCTGCCGTGATGGAGTTCTCGGTCGGCCCGCCGAGGTTCTCAACGCCTGGTCGCTCGATCCAGATGATCTTGCCATCCCACCATTTCACCATTTCCCGTTCGTTGGGGAAACGGACATCGGTGATGGAGATGTTGCGCTCGTAGTCCCCGGTGGCCTTGGAAAGGTCAATGGTTGCGCTCAGGTGGTCTACGAAGATGTAGGGGCTGATGTCCCGCGCTGCCATCCCCAACTCTTGCAGGAGCCTTCTGACTTCCGGCGCTTCCCTCTTTGCCTTGTCCCAGCCGACCCGCTCAATGACCTCTTTGAGCCGGACAGCATCCCCCTCGTGGGTCTCGTAGAGCACTGGGTCAAGCCGGAGCAGCATCCCTTTCAGCGCATCAGCGAAGGCGAATGTTGGATACGACAATGCCTCAGCAGCAGCGTTCTTTCCTGCGCCAGCGAGTCCTGCGAAGCCTACGATCATGGTGGCCCTTTCTGTGCAAATTTTTTCTTGCCCCTCACTTGCAAGCCTAGTCGCTCCCCTGTATGGTGTCAAGCGAACCACCCGAAGATCCAACCCGGTTATCCGGCTGACGGTGGGGACATTCTTAGGGTTTGGGGTCTGAACTGCCCGGCCCCAGCCCCTAAGACCAGACACGCCAAGCGAGAGGAATGACTGAATGGCGATTATCAGAGGGCCGAAGCCCAGCAATAACTACGTTGTCGTGAGCAACGACATGGCGAGGAATGACCAACTTTCGTGGGAAGCCAGGGGGCTGCTGCTCTACCTGCTGTCCCACGCCGAGCATTGGGAGGTCAACGTCAAGCAACTTGTCCAGCAGTCGCCCAACGCTGGTCGAGACCGGGTGTACCGGATCATCAACGAATTGGTGGAGGCTGGCTACATCGTGACCCAGCAGAACCGCAACAACCACGGGCAGATGACCACCGTGGACTACATCGTTTACGACGCTCCAGCCGCTTCCGCCTCCACCGCTAACGGCTTTACCGTTTCCGGATTAGCCGTTAACGGCAAACACGGATGCATAAGAAGTACTATTCCTAAAGAAGTACTATCTGTAAGAAGTACTATAAATACAACGATCATTTCGTTTTCTGAGATGTGGAAGCACTACCCACGCAAGATCGCCAAGGGAGCTGCTGAGAAGGCGTTCGCTGCCCGGCTGAAGGAGGGTGTTGACCCTTCGCTGCTGCTGGAGGCCACCGAGAACTACGCCCGCACCTGCAAGGGCAAGGAGAGCCGGTACATCCTCCACGGCTCGACCTTCTACGGCCCTGACGAGCGATGGAAGGACTACCTCCCTGGTGGCGCTGGTCTGCTAACATCAAAGCCAATGAGCGTTCTCGCAGAGTTCGCAGAGGAGGAAGAATGACCAAGAAAGAGCTTGCCCAAGTGCTCGCAGTCCTTTCCGCCGCTTACCCTCGGTGGGAGATCACCGAGGAGTTGCCGGTGGTCTACTACGACCTGCTTGGGGATTTGGACATCGCAGTCCTGCGCCAAGCAGCGAGGGAGTGGGCGATGGTCGAGAAGTGGCCTCCCACGATTGCTGACCTGCGCCAGAAAGCAGCGTCCATCTGCGGCTACCTCGCCCCCACCAGCGGGCAGGCATGGGCGGAGATCATGGCCGCCATCCAGAACGGCTCCTACAACTCCTGGAGCCACCCCAGCATCTCCAAGGCAGTCCGGCAGTTCGGCCTGCAAGAGATCCGGTTCTCAGACAACCTCAGCGTGACACGAGCACAGTTCCTGAAGGTGTATGCTGAGATTGAGAAGCAAACCAACCAGCAGGTAATCCTGTCCCCCAAGTTAGAAATCGGAGCAGCCAATGACGTTTCTCGACCTCAACTACCGCCTTACCAAAACGATGTTCGACTGGGGGCAGGAGCAGGGCCTGACCATCAACCTCAGCGCCTCAACCGTTCGGTTCAGGGAGTTCCACCACAGCCAGCAAACGCAAGCGCAGGACTGGTTTGACCTCTGGAAGCGGTGGGTGCTTTCCGAGGAGCACCGCTTCGCCGGTCTGCCGGAATACCACGGCACCTACTACGCCTTCCCCGATCTCGAGCCAGACACATGGGATGGCAACCCAACCCCAATGCCCGAGTACCTTGTCCAACAAATCAACGAGCTGAAAGTGAAAATGAATGCCAACCGATAGCCCCCGCAAAGTCCGGTTCCACTACCCCGAGGTCGTAGTTGTCCTCGCCAACGGCGATGAGATCAGCCACCCAGATGTCGGGTTCACCGTCAACGATGGTCACTGTGTTATCGTTGGCCCAGACTCGTTGTGGCGGCACATCTACGCGCCGCAAACATGGAACGAGGTTTACGGCGATGGAAACCCCAAGGAGCACTAGTGACCCAGTACCGCAACAGCCTCATCCGCCTCATTGCCCCTGCGCTTGTTGGTGCGGCGACTGGTTTGTCCTCGACGGTAGTGAAGCACCTGAACCCACAACTGTTGGCCGTTATCTCGCCCGCAGCTGCTTATCTTTACTACGCGCTGGCCGCTGGGTTAGAGAAGCGGTATCCGTGGGCATCACGCTTGCTCGTGTTGCCGCGAGTCCAAGCCTCTGCCACTGTCGCCGCTGCCCCAGTTGCACCAGTCGCAGGCGGTAGCACCCCAGCAGCATGACCACTCCCGCACAGAAGCGGATGGTCATTCGGCTTCTCTCTGAAGGCTTCTCCTACCGAGAGACCGCCAAGAAAGCCGGAGTCAGTCTCTCCACCGTCCAGCGGTGGATGAACCAAACCAAGGGTGTCCCGACAAGCACCGTTGGTAAGGAGCGCACCGAGGCAAAGCGGATTGAGGAACTTCCCGGCCCCATTCCCTTTGCTGAGTTGCGCCCGGAAGCGGCCCGCGCATTAGAGGACTTTACTTACTTTCAGAGAAGGTACTTCGGGCGGGTCGCTACTCCGTGGCAGGCAGAAGCCGCCGAACGGATCGCCGCAGCACTTGACACTCCCGACGAGGAATACTTCGTCATCAACGCCCCTCCTGGCTCGGGTAAGACGACGGTGTTCACCCACGACATTCCCATCTGGCTGACTTGCCGAGACCGCAGCCTCCGAGGACTCATCGGCTCCGCCAACCAGCGAGCAGCCCAAACCCATGTCAACCGCATCAAGAGAACTCTGATGCGAACCATGCCGGAGCAGGCTCCCCTGCAAGATGTCCGCAGAGGTCGAGCCGTAGATGCCGAGAGCACCGTGGCGCTGGACTTCGGGCGCTTCCAGCCACTTGACCGAGAAGTCTGGAACCGAGATGCCCTGATCGTGATGCAACACGATGATATCGGTGCTATCACGGAAAAGGAACCAACGTGGTCTGCCTACGGTGAGGACTCCGGCTTCCTTGGACAACGTTTCACCTTCGTCGTATGGGACGACCTCGTGACCCCCAAGTCCGTCGCAACGGTGGAAGCCCGAGAGAAGCAACAAGCTCACTGGTCACAGATTGCCGAGACCCGTCTGGAACCCTCCGGCGTTCTCCTGCTCCAAGGCCAGAGGCTCGCCCCCGATGACCTCTACCGCTACGCCCTTGATCTGAAGTCGGGTGAGTTTGACGAGGAGGAGGTCAAGTACAACGACCGAGGCGAGGAGGTCGTGACTGACCGAGGCGACCGGAAGTACAAGCACATCATCTTCCGAGCGCACTACGAGGACAGGTGTGAAGGCGAGAAAAGCCCCGACCACCACCTGAACAACGCTCGACCCTACCCAGAAGGGTGCCTCCTTGACCCCCGGCGCTTGCCGTGGAAGAAGATCAAGGCGCTGGAAGCAAACCCTATCAACAACTTCCGAACGGT